TTCTATCTCTAATCAGATTTGAACATACAGCCAAAAAAGAGAAGCCCTGAGAGCGATTATCAGAGAGCCCTGACCTATATTTCTACCCTGAGCCCCCTGATAAACGCTTCCAGAGCTACAAAAAAAGAGACCAGACTCTCATCTGATCTCTGTGAGATACGGCACATAATACCCAGTACGAAGTGACGCTCACATCACTTCTCTGGGCTGGGGAGACCCCAGACCCCTCTCTGATTTCATGTATTCATGATTTCTTGACTTCATCCCAGTATTTATAGACTGTAGGCTTGCTCAGCCCAGTCTCTCTGATACAGTCAGCCTTCTTCCCTTCAGGATGATCTGATCTCCACTGGATCACCTGATCAGCCTTGCTCCCTGATCCCTTCTTCCTTCCCTGAAGAGTCTTCCCCTCAGCTTCATTCATGATCTCCAGAGTGCTTCTGGCTATTTTAAGATGGATAGCCCTCTTCCTACCATTTCTCTTGATAGGCTTATACTCCCAGCCTTGCCAGTGCTCCAGACTCTCTCTGGGAGTAGCCATAGCCTTCTCATTATACATCTTCATAGCTGACTGGATCTCTTTGGGCTTGATCTGTCTCACAGCTCCCTTATTGTACTCTGGGAGTAGCTTCTCCAGATCCCTCTCCAGCTCATCCTGATCCACTCCACACTTATAAGCTATGACAGACAGAGCACACATGGAGAGATATCTGTGACCCTCTTTTGTCTTGTTCCTACAATTTTCCAGAGCATAGTCATAAAAAGCTCTGTTTGTCTTCCAGCCTACTATCTTCTGTCTCTTCCTTCTCTCACCCTTTTTCTTCTGTCTCTTCTCTCCATATCGGATGAAGTGAACATCTTCCAGCCCTACAGCCTTCCCCAGATCATCTATGTCCCACTTCTCACCTATCCTGAAGACTGTATTCTCCCAGTCATATTTATTGCGTCCCCCAGCACATCTGAAGTCCTGACCGAACCACTGGATCTGAGTCTCCACATAGACCCTTCTACTTTGCTGGATAGCCAGAGCTCTGTAGAGCTTATCAATATTCTGAGTCATGGAGTGATAGACTGGGATAGGCTCAGTCAGTACAAAATACAGATGAAGACCAGTCCCAGAGTTGACTATATAAGTGGGCTTAGCGAACTTCTCCCCATTTGCACTCTCCCAGTCCCTCTGGAGAGCGTTGAGAAGCACACCTGAATAAGCGTTGTCATAGTCTATGATGAAGGTATGGATATTTCTGGCTGACTTCTTACTGATCCAGTTATTGAAGTAGGTACAGCCACCTATCAGAGTATCATTTCTGACTGATCCGAACTCTACAGCGTCACTGATCGTCATTGTCCTGATCCTCTTCTCATTCTCATCCTCATCTATAATGACCACTGGGATCTCTTGCTCCAGATCATCAAAGATGGTCTCATACAGATCCCACGCTGAGACTTGCTCCCCAAACTGGCTGAGGATCATATTCTTCTCATCATATTGCTCCCTGATCACCTCTATGGGCTCATCCCTCAGCATGATCTCACTCCCTTCAGACCCCTCTCATTTATAAGGGGCGTAATGTATCAATAGATTTATTTTACCTTTTTGAGCCATTATAAGGGATAGCCTGAGCAAGTGTCAAGACTACCCCTTCTGAGCCACCTGAGAGCCCCTCAGAGCCCTTCTGATAGCTTCCTTGATAATTTGATCAGCCCACTTCTTCAGAGCTGTCTGAGAGCCTTCTGAGCCCTCTCTCTGATTTCATGTCTACATGATTTCATGATTTCTTCTGAGCCATCTTCAGCTCATAGATCTTCTTCTGATCCTCTGTGAGAGAGTGCTTCTTGATATACTCAGTCAGAGCCAGAGTCCCCAGCTCATCCACCTTCAGTCCCTTAGCGTCAGCCCACACTCTCCAGCTGTCTACCTGATCCACTTCAGCCCTGAATGAGAAGACCTTCTTCTGAGCCTTCTGTGGGCTCTCTGTGACCTTCTCAGGCTCTGTCTTAGTATTTCTCTTAGCTGGCTTCTTAGTGGTCTCTGTAGAGCTCTCAGACGCTTCAGAGAAGAACTTGTCCATACCAGCTCCAGCTTCCTTCAGCTTATCCATTTTACTTCTTGCCATCTTCATCTTCTCCCTTCATGAACTCATCTATAAATGACTGATAGTCTACAGTAGCGTTAGCTTTTGGAGCTTCAGTGAAGAGATCAGACCTCATGACCTGACTCTCCCTGACAGCCACACTATTTCTGATAGGCTGTGAGAAGACCTTAGTCCCCAGCTTCTCAGCTGTCTGAGTGATCTGATCCATTAGAGCCTTGCTCACATTCGTCCTCTCATCATGTCTGGTTATGAGAAGACCAGCTATCTCCAGTCCTTTGTTGCTGTACTTCCTGACCCTCTGGATCAGTAGATTGAGCTGAGACAGTCCCTGAAGTGAGAAGAGATCAGCTGTGAGTGGTATGATCACACTGTCAGAAGCTGTGAGAGCGTTGACAGTCAAGATCCCCAGAGTAGGTGGACAGTCACAGATACAGAAGTCATAGTCAGCCTTCACAGCGTCCAGAGCTTCCCTCAGCATGAACTCTCTCCCAGTCTGAGTGAAGTCCATGTCAGCTCCAGCCAGAGTCAGACCCCCAGTGATCAGATCATATCCCAGATCAGTCTTCTGGATCAGATCAGGGAGCTCAGCTGTCCCCTTGAATACATCATAGAGAGTCTGATCCATATTGAGGATATCAGCCCCAGAAGCCAGAGAGAGATTGCACTGAGGATCTAAGTCCACAGCTATGACCTTATATCCCCTCTGAGCCAGTCCTGAAGCCAGAGCTCCAGTAGTGGTAGTCTTTGCCACTCCACCTTTTTGATTTGATAGTGTTATTGTCTTCATACAGTCACCCCTTCTTTTATTGTCCAGCTGTGAGCCCTCTGTCTCCCCACCTTGTCCATATCATGAGGGAGATCAGACTCAGCTATGATCTTCTTAGATCCGTCTGGCTGGATCTCCATGATATCCTCATAGATATTGACTGTGAGCTTCTGAGAGCCCTCTGGAGTCTCCACAGTGACTGATCCATCACCCTCATATCTGAGATATGTAGTGTCTGGATCATAGCCCAGCTGAGTGAGATACAGAGTGATATCTTCCTGAGCCCTTGATCTCATGCTGTCACCTTCCTTCCTGATTTCTTGATTTCATGTATTCATGATTTCATGTCTACAATATATCACAGCTCTCTCATTTTGTCCATAAAAAAGAGACTGAGGATCTTCTGACCCCAGTCCCTTCTTCTGGATCTCATGCTATCAGCTCACTCAGGATCTTTGACGCTTCCAGCTTCTGATCCACAGTAGCCTGATCATTCTCCAGCACTTCCTGAAGAGATTTCTTCATGAGCTCTTTGAGCTGTCTCTCTTCTCTATACTTCTGATCCCTTGCTTCCTTGTTCTTCCTTCTGGTCTCCACAGCCTTCTCAGATGAAGTCATACTCACACCCCCTCTCTCATTTCCTTCTTGTACTTGTACAGCGTATTTCTTGACAGCTTGGCTGAGATTTCTCTCTCTTCCACCTTGCCAGATCTTTTTTTGTTTGGGATCTTCACTGTCTTAGTGCTCAGGACTCCCAGAAGCTCCATGTCTGAGAGAGTCCCATCAAAGTCCCTACTATACTTCCTGATCAGAGCCTTGATGGGCTCAGCCTTCTTGATAGTCAGCTTGTCACCCTTCTCTCTCCCTATCTGGCTATACTCAGGATGATCCTTGTATGTATCAGGATAGAGGACTTCCAGCTCTTCATTGTGCTTCTTAGCTTCAGCTATGCCCTCTCCAGCTCTCTGAGCCCTGAGATCTGTCTCAGCCTGAGATTGCTCAAAAGCCTTCTTGATATCAGCCTTGACCTTAGCCATCATAAACTTATTGACAGCTGTCATGATCCCAGTGACCAGATCATCAGTGTCCTGATCCCCTGACTTCACATCTACTTTGAGAGAGCCCTTCAGAGCTTCTCTGTAGCTGGCTGTATCAATGTGACGCTCTTTCAGGAAGATCAAGTCCACACCTCTCTCATACAGATCCTGATAGACCTTGAAGCCTTCCTCAGCATTTCTACTCATTCTGGAGACCTCATCAAAGACTATCACATCACCCTTTTTCAGCTTAGGATAGAGCTTGCTCCAGACTGGTCTATCCATTGTCTTCCCAGTATATTCCTCAGTCATAATGAGAGCTTTGGGATAGACCTTCTTGATATTCTCTATCTGTCTCTCTTTGTTTTGCTCCAATGTACTGACCCTCACATATCCATAAATCTTCATTGACCTGACCTCTCTTTCTGGTATGTTGTTTATTTCTGGTCTTAATCAGAATTGCTACTAATAATATACCAGATAAAAGAGGATCAGTCAATCACTTTTGGTACTATTTTTTATTTGCTCAGATTTGAACATTTCATTTCTTTTTAGGGATCATGTCAGCCCACTCTACTCTGATCAGCTCCCTGATTAGATCCTCATTTGAGAAGTCCACCTTCTCCAGATCCACAGTCCTCATGATAGCTTCTATGACAGTGGGACTGACTCTCTCCTGACTGAGTAGCTGTCTGTATCTGGACTCTTTTTTCATAGCGTCCATGAGAAGAGTGATCTGATCCTCAGTGAGCTCCAGTCTCTCCAGATAGTCTCTACTGATCATCTTCCACCTCACTCCCCATCTACAGCTTCACTGAAGAGCTGAAGACCAGCATGATCCAGACCAGCCAGATCCCTATAACATCCATCCATGTCCTCAAAGAGAGTCCTCTTCCTGAGAGTGGGCTCATTCTCTGAGACCCCATAGAGATCATGATGATATTTCTGAGCCAGTCTCCCAGCTTTGGGAGTGTCATACTGAAGCCAGTCTTCCAGTCCATCCCTGATCCCTCTGATCACATCTGAAGCTGTCTGGGAGCTCATCTCTTTGCACATAGCCAGATAATTTCTACCCATGATCTCATTCTCATGAGCTATCTCAGAGATGATCCCCATAGCTATCCCATTATCCTTGACCATCTCAGCCACTCTATCCAGCTCTTCAGCTGTGACCTTCTTCTTCATCTTCAGAAGGTGGATCAGGTTGAGCTGATCATTTGTGGGAGCGTTGATCTTCCTTCTCCCTACAGCGTCCATCATGCCACCTAAAATAGTATTCAGGCTCTGTCTGTACTCAGCCTGAAGAGCTGTCAGAGCTTCACTGTGAGCCTTCTGGATCTTCTCCAGATCTTCCTGATAGCCCTTGCTCCCCTCATACTTCTTCATGGACTCCAGCTTCTTCTCATACTCTGAGACCAGCTCAGCCCTCTTACTCTGGAACTCTTTAGCTCTGATATAAAATGCTTCTGTGTTTCTGATCATTTTTGTTATCTCCCTTCTTTGATAGCTTTGATTTTTTTCTTGCTGAAGTAGTGATCTGAGATCACATCAAAAGTGAACACTGGCACATGATAGCCCAGATGATCCTTCATGAGCTCTCCATTTGCGTCTGAGACCATACAGAGGGCTGGGACTATCTGTCTCTTCCATGTCTGATCATCTATCTTTGATCTACAGTGAGGACACTCTCTGGAGTGCTCATCATTCATGGATCTTTGATAGACTTCCCATGTCTGACCACAGTAGTCACAATAGATTTTTAAGTATGCCATAGCTTTTCTCCCTTCTATGATTTTTTGATTTCATGATTTCATGTATTCTTGATTTCATATTATGCTGAGTGCTTCCTACTGTAGATCACCCGATCCAGTGAATAAGCCAGAGCGTCAAGGCTGTGATTGTCTTTGTCTGGGACTGAGCTCAGGACTTCTCCAGTCCTCTTATCAATGTCATACTGATAATTCTGGAGCTCTCTGGCTGTGTTTGGAGTCCTTCTGGGATCTACTATGATCTTCCTATGCTGAAGCCACTTGATCCTATACTCCACACATCCAGCGAACTTCTGACAGCCTATGATCTTCAGACCATGATCCCTCATATCAGCTATGTCTTTTGG